AAGGTTGATGCATCTACTGTAACACAGTCTTCTACAGGTCCAGCTACTCGTATAGATCCAAAACAATTTCTTCCTGGTATACAGCAACATCAACAAAACCAACAACAAAGGATGCTCGAGCAAATAAATCGGGAAGCAATGATGGCCCATCCCTTACCACCTGACCCTATTAATCAACCACAACCCGTTCAACCTGTATTACAATCAGTTCAATCTCAATCTTCTACAGGACAAGATCCTAATCAAATGACATTTGATTTCTTAGATGAGGCTACACAGAAAAAGTCGCTTAAGCAGCTTGATTTAATTGTTGATTACCTGTATTCTATTAACAATAAATTAGATAAAATTTTAAGCCGTGACAAATATTCTGTCTCTAAATAAAGATTCTTTTGTTCAAAAGTTTCTAACACCTATCAGCAAATTAGCTGATAATGTCTCTATTTCATTTAATAATGATGAAGTATTTACTACTTGTGCATCTCAGGACGGTTCAATCGTGCTTCTAGCTAGTTATAAAGCTGATACCGCTATTAAAGGTATTCCACGGATTAATCTTCCCGACGTTAAAAAGTTTGTTAGACTTCTTGATTGTGTAGAACAAGATAATATTGCCCTAATAGTCGAAAATAACCATCTCAAATACACAACACCTTCTTTTAAGTTTAACTACTTTTTATTAGAAGACAGCTATATGCAGAGATGTCCAGTTAATCCCGATAAGATTAAACAACTAAAATATGATACTGCTTTTCTTCTACCTAATACAAAGTTTAATGAAGTATTAAAGGGCAGTTCTATTGCTACAGATTCTGACAAACTTTACTTCTATACTAAAGATGATAAAGTTTATTGTGAGCTTAATGACCTGGAAAGACAGAATATTAACAACATAACCTATCTGGTAGCAGATAAATTTGTGGGTGAAAATATTAAAAATACTTTACCTCTTAACTTGGAAAATATTCGTTTACTAGCTGGAACTAAATGTAGTGAATTTACTGTAAAGGTTAATAATGAGTTAAAAGTTACTCTTTTTCAAATTGAAGAAAAAGATATAGATATAAAATTTATTATATCAGCGCTTGTAAAATAACCTCTTGTGGTATAAGTTTTAATATGTCAAATAAATTGTCTACATTAGGTTACACATTAAAGAGGTTGCGCGACTCTGGTTATTATGCTCACAAACTCTTCACAGAATATAATGAAGCCGACCCTCGTGCTTGGACAATTATAATCGATCCGGGCATCTCTTCAGTATTTTGCACTTGTTTTGTTAATGAACCTTTTTACGGAGACTCTTATTTTGAACTTTCAGATGGAGATCAAAGACTCCCTGGCCGATTAAAAATTTCTACTTCATCTTTTGAAGTGCTTATTGAACATTTAGTCAAATATAACATTAATAATAAGGCGCCCGGATATAACAAGAAATTTAGCAATTCAAATAAATAATAGTGGTATGGCTAAAGGTGACAAAGACAAAAATAAGCCTACTAAGAGAAGTTACCGTAAAAAGAAAACTGAATCTCTTGGCTTGAGCGCCCTTGATGCAGTAGAAAAAAATATACTTCCTGAAAAGCAGTTAGCTCAGGTTGAAGAAGTAATTAAGAATGCTTTTCTTCGTTTTGCAGATGCTGCTCAAATGAAGCAGTATAAAGTACAAGACCTCGAACATCTTGATAGTGTAGTGTCAGAGTTTTTAAAAGCATTTATGGTCTTAGGTTACGATCTAAATGGTGAAAAAGTATTTATAATGCACGCTACAAGCCCTAATGATAAGGATGCATTAGTTGAACATCTCCGTACAACCCTCCTAGGAATTATCAATGCTCAGAGTTAAATAACTCTGTGGCAAAAAAAGAAGAAGAGATATTCAAAGATCCTTATGATGATATTATTATAGAGAATCCTATAGACGATTCTCAGTTTTATAGAGGGGATAAAAACGTACCAAAAGAGGATGCCCAGTTTGAGTGGACACCTAAGATGGTCAAGGAGATCAAAAAGTGTAGAGAAAATATTGTACACTTTGCTGAGAATCACTTTTGGATTGTAAACTTGGATTTAGGTAAAATTAAAATTGAGCTCTATAAAGCTCAAAAACGCGCTCTTAAGTCACTTGCCGACAATAGGTTTGTCTGTGTCTTGGCCTCCCGTCAATGTGGTAAGACAACGATTAGTACGATATACGCACTTTGGAATACCTGCTTCTTTGACGACCAAAGAGTTATTATTGTTGCCAATAAAGAAAGTACAGCTATTAATATTTTTAAGAGAATAAGAATGGCTTATGAACTTTTACCAAATTATCTTAAACCCGGTGTTAAAGAATATGGCAAGACGGGGGTTACTTTTGCTAATGGCTCTAGTATAGGTATTAGTACTACGACGTCAACAGCTGCCCGTGGAGACACGGCTTCTATTCTTTGTATTGACGAGGCAGCCTTCATCGACCCACACTTCATGGAAGAGTTTTGGAAATCTGTCATACCGATTGTATCATCAGGTAAGAAGACAAAAATCTTTATGGTCAGTACTCCAAACGGTACCGGTAATAAATTTTACGAAATATATTCTGGGGCTGAAAAAGAAACAAATGGCTGGAAGGCTGAAAGAATCGATTGGTGGGATGTTCCGGGAAGAGGAGAAAAGTGGCGCAAGCAAATGGTAGCAGCCCTTGGTTCTGATGAAGCCTTTCAACAAGAGTTTGGTAACACATTTCTAGATGCCGGTAACTCGGCTGTGGGGGCTTCGGTTATTGAAAGGTTTAAGGAAAATAAAAAACCCCCTATTCATACAAGTGATGAAGGAGCTTACAAAGTCTTTGAGGTTCCAGACATTAACAAACTTTACGCAATAGGGGTTGACGTCGGAGAAGGTATTGGGAGAGCCTCGTCTGTGGCCCAAGTAATGGATGTTACAGACCTAACCGACATTAAACAGGTAGCCGTGTATGGAACAAATACAGTAGAGCCTTACCACTATGCAAACAAATTAGTTAATCTTTGTTCCCAGTGGGGTAATCCTCCTTTGCTTGTAGAAAGAAATAATTGCGGTGCTCAAATCATTGACGCCCTCTTTCATAAACACATGTACGAAAAAATTGTATCATGTTCAAAGTTAGCTAACACAGGGTCATTTTCGAATACAAGACATTTAGGAATTCTGTCACATAATAATCTTCGCTTTGCTGGAGTAGCTAATATGCGTTATTGGGTTAACTTTTTGCAGGTTGTTCATATTAATGACTTAGACACCATTAAAGAGTTCGAAACGTTTATTCGTTATCCAAATGGCACCTATAGAAAAAAGAACGATTTATTTTACGATGATAGAATTATGTCTCTTGTTTGGGCTTTATTTATTTTAGAACCAGAAATTTGTCAGCAATACTTTAATATTGATGAAAATGATGAACAAAACAAACCCTTAAAAATTTCTGATAATGGTTATTATGATGTTGACAAAAGTTTATATAAAATAAAAGACTTAAATAATAGTAACAATATAACAACTTTGGGTATCGATCAAGAATTAAAATATCAATCATTAGTTTCAGAAAAAGAGTACGAAAAAATGTTTGATACTAATGATTTAGACGGTTTAATATCCCAAGGCTGGAAACCAATGTAACATGGCAGATAACGACCTTTGCGAGACATCTCAACCAACTCTGCAATCAGCTCTTAATAGATCTGGTAAAGATAAATTTATACTTGTTTTAAATTTACCTCTTATTTTAAGAAAGCAGACTTTAGCTAACGAGTTATTAAATATAGACCCATTACAAATTAGTATATTTGGTACCGTAGTACCGCCCGCTCAAGTACCTAGCGTGGAAGTTCGATTTGGCGGGCAGTCTTATAATGTTTCGTCATATACTCGACCAAATTACTCCCCGTTACCAGTTAATTTTATTATAGATAATAAGTTTCGAAATTATTGGGTATTATGGAAATGGTTGTCAATTTTAAATGATCCTAAAAGTAGCTATTACACAGGTACTGATCCCAAACTCGAAACTTGGAGAGATCGAATAGATTCTGGTATAGTAACTGAATACCAAACTAATTTTTCTATTTTTAGTTTAAATGAGTATAATCAAAAACTAGTTGAATTTAAATTTTATAATGCTTTTATAACAAATTTAGGCGGTATAAATTACGATTATAACGATACTGAATTTATAAAATCTACAGTAGAATTTCAATATTCTCAATTCGATGTAGAACTTCTTTCATAAAAAATACCATAAAAAGCATAAATAATAATACAAGATTATGGCACGTTCAATTAATTCACCAGGTGTAGAGATTATAGAAACAGATTTATCTCAATATCAACAAATTGGTGGAGCAACTACTGTTTTTATTCCAGGATTTGCTGCACAAGGCCCTACCGACGAAATTCTTTTAGTATCATCTGCTGCAGAACTCGAACAAATTTACGGTTCTCCAACTACTCCTGCTGAAAGATATTTCTTTTATTCTGCTAAAGAAGTTTTAAATTCTCCAGCAACACTTTTAACAACTCGTTTACCTTATGGTTCAGGTTCAGGTATCGGGTTTGACACTCAGTATAGTGCACTTTTATACCCAGTAGCATCTAGTGCTGGTTCATTTCAAATCGGAGCCCCTATACACGTTACTTTCGACGATATAGCTTATAATAATATTATACAAAATAACTTTACATGGAGTGCTATAACTTCATCTTTAAGTTTAAGTTCTGCCACACCTTCCCTTGTAGCTAGTTTATCTACTGGAAATAATATTAATGCAGGTGTTGTTGTTATAAATAACGCTCAAGTAACTCAAAATGAATTTTTAGAAGGCTACTATGTTTCTATAGCAGATAATACCGGCTTTGGCGCTAATACACCTTTCAACGCCGTTAATACTATTATAGGTCTAACTGGTACTGATGCATATTACAATATACCTTCTTCAAGAATTGGATTTGCATTATCTGGGGATATTTCAACAGTCGGTACTAAATCAATATCAGAGGTTATAGAATTTATACCTCGCTTTAACTTTAACGACGCTTACTATAACGATTCATTAGTTGTAACAGTATTTAAAGTACGTAATTCAATTTACGAACCACAAATTCTTACCTACACTCTTCAAGAATCTTATATCGGATCGTTAAATCCCACTAAACAAGATTCTGAAGGTAGAACTTTCTCATTAGAAAATAAAATTAATGCCGGTTCACCAAATCTTCGTATCTTGGTAAACCCAAGTATAACAGAAACTAATTGGTCAGGTTTATCTTCTATTAATCCAAGTACTAATGTACGTACCACATCAAATAATAAAAGCTTAGCACCGCTTGGAGTATTTTCACCGGTTTATAAATACAATAGATCAAAAGAAATAGGCGGGGTAGATTTAAAAGTTGAAAGAGCTCTCGCTTTAATCGAATCAACAGAAACAATTAGTTTAGATGTAGTTATTGATGCAGGGTTAACAACAGTCTTTGCAAATGCAACAGATACTGATACATATGATGATTCAGTATATGTAGCAAAAGAGACTATATCTACTGAAAACTCATCACTCGTAGAACGCTGGCGCACACTGTTTAATACATTCAATAGCTTTGTACAAAATACACGCAAAGATTGTATGTTTATAGCTGATCCGCTAAGACAAATATTTGTTAACGGCCCTAATACAAAAGTACTATCAGTCCGTGGGAATAATTTCTCTACAAATATATATAACCCACTTAAGAATCTAATAAGCACGGTTAATTCAAATTATTCGGCCATCTACGGTAACTGGGTAAGACAGTATGATAATTTTACTGATGCATTTTATTGGTTCCCAGCTTCAGGTTATGTAGCAGCAATTTACGCACGTACAGATCAAACAACGCAACCTTGGATTGCACCAGCTGGCTTAAACCGCGGCGTCATTAACAACATTGTAGATCTAGCTTTTAACCCAAATCAAAAGCAAAGAGACTTCTTATATACAATTTCAATTAACCCTATTGTATCATTTGCAAGAGATGGTTTTGTAGTATTTGGTCAAAAGACTCTACAAAATAAACCATCTGCATTCGATCGCGTAAATGTACGTCGCTTATTCTTAACGCTTGAACGAGCAACACAAAGAGCTCTCAAATATTTTGTATTTGAACCAAATACAGAATTTACACGTACAAGACTTAAAAATACTATAACACCTATTTTTGAGTTAGCAAAAAATACAGAAGGTTTATATGACTACCTAATCGTTTGTGATGAAAGAAATAACACATCAGATGTTATTGATCGTAATGAACTTGCAGTAGACATTTATATTAAACCAGTTAAGGCTGCTGAGTTTATCTTAGTAAACTTTATCGCAACCCGTACCGGTCAAAACTTCCAAGAACTTATTTAATAAATAATAGTATATGGCACAAAACATCGCAGACTTCTACAGAGCAGTACAAAAGAATGACTTTGCACGTCAATTTCAATTCAGAGTTGTACAGCTAGCAAATACAAACTTCAATGAAGAACAATTTGTATATCTTGAAACAGCAACATTGCCAGGACGAGCAATAAACAACGTTCAGGTACCTTTTATGGGACTTAACTTTAATGTACCAGGTACTGCAAGTTACCCTGGTTCAGAAAGTTATCAAGTAACATTCCGTTGCGATCAAAACTACAATATTCGTGCTGTTTTAGAAAACGCTACATTTAATACATTTGATGACGGCACATCAACAGGTGACTACAATATAGCAAGAAACTCTTCTGTTATTACCTTAAATTTACTTGGTAAGAACGGATCAACAATACGTCAATATACACTATATGGTGCTTATGTAGTATCTCTTGATGCAAATCAATATAGTTTAGGAGATGCAGGCGCAATTGTAACTATACCTACCACCTTAGCTTACCAATATTGGAGAGTTACTTCATCAACTACACAAGACGTACCTACAAATACTGAAATAGTTGGTCCGCTTGGCGCTTAATAAGTTATTTAGCAATAAGTAATATTGCTATATGGCCGCAGAATTAGGTAGTCAAATTCCCTTTTTCTTAGAAAACTTTCTAAGTAAACCAGCTAGCGCTTTACCAAAAGGCGCTCAATGGATTTTAGTTTTTGAAGGAGCTTTTCAATCTGGCGGCACGTCTGGAAGTTTAGATTTTAGCGAAGTCTTGCCCGTACCAGCAATTTTAACTGGTGTAAAATACGAGCCTAGAACTTGGGATGTTGAAGGAGCTCTCAACACCACTCTTGCAAAAGATTATCAACAAACTAAAGGATGTTTATTTGTTCAAGCTGTTTCAATACCTGGTGAGTCCAATGTAGCTAATCCAGAAGGTATACAACAATCAGGGTATATACGAACTGTTGTAGGTGGTGGTAGAGACGCATTTCAAAACGTTACAATTTCTTTTTTAGAAACAAATATTAGCTTTGTTGACAATGTTATTCGTCCATGGGTAATAGCTACAGCTCACTTAGGTATGATCGCCCGTTCAGGTTCTAAAAACTACCGTTGTAATTTTTCTGTCTATAAATTAGGGATTCTCACTCCTTCAGAAACCCCACATGTCTTAATGAAATACACTTTTTATGGTGCATGCCCTATTAGTGTTACAGGAGAAGAATACAACTACACCCAAACAAGCTCCCCTATAAACAGAGAAGCTACCTTTACATATCATTATTATAGTGTAGAGTCTAGCGGAGAAACCAACCCCTCTATAGTTAAAAATAACTCTAATGTACCACTACCTCTTAGTACAAATGCTCGAAATAGAAATATATTGAGATAATACAACAGTTGTTTATTCTTTAATAGTTAATAAGTTTTAATATGAGCTTGAGTTTTGTTAATGCTACAACCATTAACAGTAAAAATGTTGTATACAACGAGTTAAAAGTTAAACACTTAAAAATTATACATAAAAGTTTAGTCGGAGATAATCCAAATCCTGAAATTATTATTAACAATTTTAATAATATTATT